CCTTTATGCACACGACTATGGGGGCAAGTATCTTCCCATCGGAAAGATCGTCGGGGCAAGGACGGAGAAACGGAAGGGCATCGGGACCGTGACGATTCAGAAACATCAATTCCCGGCCCCCGGTGCATATGCCCTTGCGGATGCCGCGTGGAACCTGATCATGTTCGGTTCCCTGAATGCGACGTCCGTCGGGTTCATCCCGCAATTGATCAAGATCCCCGAATCGGACGACGAACGGGAAAAGATGGGGTTGGGTCGGTTCGGTCGGTTCTTCGAAAAGATCGAACTGATCGAAACGTCGTGGGTCCCCGTCCCGGCGAATCGGGATGCGGTCCGGGATGCATACGGGAAGGGGGTCATCGACCGGGAACAAGTGTCGATCCTTTTCCCCGGATCGTCCGATCAAGAAATCGTTCTTCCGAAGCAATGGTCCGGGTTTTCCCCGGAACCTGAAACCGAAGTGACGACCGTCCCCGATCCGGACCCTGGCCCTGAAGTGACGATGATTGCCGGGGACCCGGCCGACGTCATGAAGGCCGTCGCGGAAATCCTGGCAAGGTTGACGGTCATCGAATCGAAAATGCCCGATCCCCCGGCGGGGTCGGTCATCGATATTGAACGGGACGACGATCCCGGAAGTGTCGAACTTGATGACATGGAATTGGGGGAACTTCTGAAAGAAGTTTGCGATGAAATCACGGCGAACGAAATCCCGGCGATCATGGGATTGATCCAGGAAAAAACCCGACAAGCGATTGAAGACGTCACGGCCGACGTCGCGAGACAAGTCGTTCAAGATCGACTTGGCATCATTGACCCGACAACCCTTAATTTCAAGCGGAGGTAAGTTATATGCACATCAACGAATTGACGTCATTGATCGAAAAAGCAGTCGGACAGGCATTGACCCCCGAACACATCAAGACCATCGTCGACCCGATTGTCCTTGCCTATCTTCAGAACGACAACATGAAGAAGGGCATGGTCATGACCGGGGATCAGTTCGCGGAGATCAACGGGAATCAGAAGAAGAAGTTCACGTTCTCACAGTTCATGGGGGATCTTCTTCGGGATGCGAAGCGTGAACCCATGCGGTTCTGTAAGGGTGAAGACCTGACCCGTCTTCTGACGTCGGCGGATGCCCTTCACCTTTCCGGCGCACAGGGAAAGCTTTTGTATGAAGGGGCCGATGCAAGCGGGGGATACCTTGTCCCGACCGAAGAAGGCCGGACCCTTCTTGACCTGACAACGAACTTCGAAGTCGTCCCCCAATTGTGTACGCAAGTCCCCATGCGGACGAATTCGATTGTCTTCCCGACCCTGACGGCCGGGTTGACGGCATACTGGATTCCCGAAGCGTCGACGTCGTCCCCGACCACACAAGCGACCGGGCTGAAAGTGGAATCGACCCCGACGTTTTCGCAAATGACGATCACGGCACATGTCCTTGCGATTTACGTCTTCGTGTCTAATCAATTGCTTGACGATTCGGACCCCGGCGTCGATCAGATCCTTTTCAACCTTTTCGCGAAAACCCTGGGGGCCTATTTCGATATCGCGTGTCTACGCGGGGCCGGGACCGCGACCGATCCCGTGTCGGGCCTTGATACCATCGTTTCAACGAACATCATGACGGTGGGTCAGATCGTTTCTTTCAGTGACGTTCTGAAGGGGATCTATGCGTGTTATAACAATGCGGATCAGGCGACCCAAGAGATCCAGGTGATCGGGAACACGCGGTCCGAACTTGCCCTTCTTGAAGTCCAGGACAACAACGGGAAATACATCTTCAAGGGTCCGGCGGATTCCGTCCGGGGCATCCCGTCTTTGTGGACTGAACCCTGGTATCGGGACAATAATATCCTGAACACTTACGGGGCGACGACCGACAAGACAAGGGTCTATTGCGGGGACTTCCGAAATTATGCATACGTCGGGACCCGGTCACAGATCAACATCCGGGCGAACCCGTGGGGGGCCGGATTCCCGAACAACCAAACGGCATTCCTTGCGGAATTCCGGAAGGGGTTCACGGTCGACACGGGGGCCGAAGACAGGTTCTCGCATATCACGGGGTTCCCCACGACCTGACCTTGACGGGCCGATGACGGTCGCGGGATCTGACAGGTAACGAATTGAAACTTCCATGGAGGTGACACAAATGAACAAGCGACACACGAAAAAGCTTTTCACGATTTGCCTTTTCATGATCGCGGCCCTTGGGGTCATGATCTATTCGAATTGGAAATCCGATTCCCCGGCGAATGCATGGGTCATGCAGGGGGACAAGTATTTCACGATCAGTGGGAATTCCCCCTTCGCGGTCGGCGGGGACAATGGTCCGGTTTATGCCCATGCGATCCCTTACGACAACAATCGGCAAGCGGTCATCTATGCAATTGAAACGACCGGATTCCTTGATGCCGATACACTGGCAATTTACGCGAAGAACGGAAACACGGATTACACGACCCTGACGACCGCGTTTTGTGGCGGGAACACTGGTTATCTGACGGTCGCAAATTCATCCCTTGCCGGGTCCGGAAATAGTTACTTCGTCATTGATGACGGGGCCGGGAACGTCGGATGGGGTGAATATCAAGGGAAGATCGGCACGACCGGAAAACAATTCCAGGTTCTGTCAAGAGTGTCAAACTTCGGAATGGCCGAATCTGCCGCAAGGACGGCCGGGGAACGATACTTGTCCGGGACGACCTTCCCGGTCGGGTCCAGGGTTTACGACATGACGCGGGTCCATACATACACTGTCGGCCGTGTGGGGATTTCCAAGGACAACAATTCCGGCCTTTTCGCGATCACGAAGGCTTCGCCCATGTTGACCGTGATCGATTACACGGGATCTTCGGCGGGAACGTCGCGGTATTACATTACAGGGGCCTATCAATAAACGTCTTCTTCATGCAAACAACAACCCCTTTCCCCCCCGTCTTCAATCCCGAAGCGGGGGGTTTTCAAAAGCGGGGCCGTCATGACAGTGTGGGTTGAATACCTTGTGAACATGGACGGGTTCGGGGCCGGGTCGATCCGGAAGGTTTCGCGAAGGGAAGCGGATCGACTTGTCGCGGACAAATTGGCCGTCGTCCGGATCTATCCGGAAAGCGAAGAAGACCGTCGCCGGAAGATGACGTCACGGAAACATCATCGGGCGATGCTTGACCCCGTTGAAACGAAATGAAAACCATGGGGGTGATCGATGGGAACCTATGACCTTACGACGGCCGCATTGGTGAAAGCACACGAAGGGATCACGGGGTCGGGCGATGACACATTGATCGGGAAACTGATCGAACGTGCGACCGGGTTGATCGAACAATATGTCGGGATGCCCCTGAAGAAAAGGACATACACATATGCATCCGGGCATCAAGAAGCAATTTACGACGGGTTGTCCGGCCGGAACCGATCCCGTCTTCCCCTGGCCGTCCGGCCGATAAGTTCAATCACGACTGTCCGGATCAACGAATTCGAAATCCCTGCAAGCGGGGGGGTCCACGAATCCGGATGGTATATCCAGAACAAGAAGGCGGGGATCGTGGGTCTTCGCGGATATGAATGGATCGCAAGTCCGAACGGGATCGAACTGGTCTTCGCGGCCGGATACGATTCGACCGAAACTGAAACGGAATGGTCGGCCCTTGAACACGCTTGCATTCTTCAGACCATGTGGATGTTCAAGCAAGGGAAGCAAGGTCACATGTTGGGGGTGTCCAGTGTCGGGCATCCGGACGGGTCCGTCGCCGTGTTTGCGTCGGACGGACTTCTGGAAGCGGTCAAGCAGATCCTTGACCCGTTCAGGTGTCTTTGATGCGAATGATCGCAAGGGTGAAGGTCACGACCGGGCAAATCTATGACCCGGCGAAAATGCAAGCGGCCCTTGTCGCGGGCGGGACCGATATCGTCGGACACATCCGCGACAATCTGATCAGTGGGCAAGTCCTGACCCCAAGGACGGGAAACCTTCGGCGTCGTGTGTTTTCGACCGTGACGAAGCGGGGGACCGGATGGGTTCTAAGGGTCGGGGTCCATGGGGTCCCATACGCGGCGATTCACGAAATGGGCGGGGTCGTGAAAGCGAAGTCCGGCAAATGGTTGACGATCCCCCTTGAAGGCGCGAAGACGGCCGTCGGGGTCACGCGGGGGAAGGCCCGGTCGTTCAAGAACACATTCTTCCTGAAGACGAAATCCGGAAATCTTTTCATCATGCAGAACCCGAAGAAGAAGGGGAAGGCCCCGATCCCGCTTTTCCTTCTTCGAAAGTCGGTCGTCATCCCGCGTCGGTCTTATGTTCTTCGCGGAACACAGGAACGGATCGGACAGGTCCTTCAACGGATCGGAGAGGTTTTCAAGTAAATGCCGATATCGACGCAAGACACGATTGTCGCGGCCCTGGTGACGGGCCTTGCCGGGATCACGGTCACGAACGGATATCAGACAACGATCATCGACGTCATGGAAGGGGAAGGCGGACTGTCAAGTCAACCGAATCGGCCGGGGTTCCTGGTCTATGCCCGATCCGCGACACATGAGAACTTCGCCTTCGGGTCGAAGCGGATCATCTTCCCTGTGAACATTTGGGGGTTCGTCGATGTTCAACCCGAAGATTATGACAATCTTCGGAAGCTTGAAGCGGACCTGGAAAAATACCTTGCGACCTGGACATACAAGGCCGAAACGGAAATCCTTCGGACGATGACAATCGAAATGACATCCGACCCGATGATCGGCATCTTCGAAGCTGAATTGCAGATCGATTATGTCTTCACGGTCGGGACACTGTAAGGGGGGAACATCATGGCCGTTCTAAAAGGGAAATTGGGGAACATCAAAAAGAATGCCGTCGCGGTCAGTTATGTGAACGAATGGACCCTTGACGTCAAGCTTGAAACCGAAGACGTCACGGACTTCGGGGATTCATGGAAAGCGATTTCCGGATTGATCGCGTCATGGACCGGGAAGATGTCCGCGTTCTTCGATCCGTCGAACACGGAACAAAAAGCGATTCACGATGCATTGATCACGGCGACCCCGACCGGGGCCTTGACCGATGTGACGTTCTATATTTCGGCAACGAATTACTATTCAGGGTCCGTGATCGTCACGGGGGTCAGCATCGAAACGATGGTGTCGGGTCATGTCAAGGTGACGTTCACGTTCGAAGGCAACGGGGCCTTGTCCTATAACTAGCAGGGGGCAATAATGGCAGTTATCAAAGGGAAGTATGGGGCCTTGTATAAATGGGACGGGACGGCCGGGAACCTGTCGAATGAAGCTTGCACGGTATCAAGCAACGATGCACAGATCACGGACACGGCCAAACGACTTTTGAATCCGAACGCGACGATCACTGTGACGAAAGCGAACGCGGTGTCCGTGATCGCGATTGATTATGCATCGGGGACAGTTCATTTCGACGGTGCGCCGGGGGTGACGACGATATCGGGGACGAACGCTTATATCCCCGTCGCGAACCTGACCTTGACGGCGCAGGTCTTCGATTGGACCCTTGACGTTTCAATCGAAACGGAAGACGTGACCGACTTCCAGGATTCATGGAAAGCGATATCGGGCGGACTTGCGGCCGCGAAGGGGAAGATCCAAGGGTTCATGGCCGGGAACAATTATTTCGCGGACATTACGGCAATGGTCGCGGAAACAAGA